GCAGAACGCGGCTATTCTGCACTTGCCATCACCGAGCATGGCAATTTAGCGTCCGTTCCAAGCAATTATTGGGCTTCCAAACGCACCGGTGTAAAATATATCGTCGGATGTGAATTATATTACAATGATTACGAGCTAGAAAGACAAAAATTGGAGGCCGATGGTCTCACGCAGGCATTTGATAACGAACAAAAAAATAAATATTTAAAGCACAGACATTTACTTGTCCTATGCAAGACCATGGACGGGTATCGTAATTTGTTACGTATCCGCAGAGAATCATATGAACGTGGATTCTATCGCAAGCCACGCGCATTCTTCGAATTATTACAAAAACACCGCGAAGGTCTTATAATTGGGTCTGCCTGTATGAATGGACCAATTTGTTTTGAGATTATGCGATATCTTACTATTAAGGATGATGATCGATATACGGATATCATCAAAAATGGTGTTTATAAAGATGCAATTCGGCAGGCTTGGCACATAGCAAAGCAATTCAAGGAGGTATTCAAAGATGACTTTTACATAGAATTACAAATGCCTGGTATCGAACATGATGTAGAATTGTTTCGGTGGTTAGTTGATATCGCAGAAGCGCTGGGAATTAAATGCATATTAACTAATGATGCCCATTACATCAATGAAAAAGACTACGCAGTACAACGCGTGATGATGGCTATTGATCAGAATACAACTGTCGACGATCCAGAGTTATTTATTACCAATTCTAGTAACGGGTATTTCAAGACACGTATTCAATTGCGCGATACCTTCCGACAATCATATAGCACAGTATCAGAGAAAGTGTTTGATGCAGCGTGCGATACTACCATGGAGGTAGCCGAAAAATGTCGATCCTTTACGCCAGACACAGAACCCAAACTTTCTCAAATAGAAGATGCCGACAATAAACTTAAACAATTAACATTAAAAGGCTTAGAGAAAAACGGCCTAATTCATAATAAACGATATGTAAAACAAGCTCTGCATGAGCTTAATCGAATAATTGAAAAAGAATTTGCTTCGTATTTCCTTATTTGCCGTGATTTGGTTATGGAATCCAGAAGACTTGGCATGCCAGTAGGGCCGCGTGGGAGCGCTGCTGGGTCATTAGTATGCTATCTTATTGGCATCCATAATATTGATCCATTAATTTGGTCGCTCTCATTTGATCGCTTTTTAGGGACAGCCAGAGGGGGGCGCTTACTACAAGTAAATATGGATAACGATATCGAGACATGATAGACATTTACATCAAATCTGGAATTTTATATGCCGGGAAACGCGGCCAGAAACAGCCAAAATATGTAATTTCCACGATCTTAAACGCATCGCGATTTAGGATTTTAAAGGCATTGCAAATAGACAAGAAGATAACCAAACCACAATTAGAAATTCTAGGGCTAATTTATGCTTTAAAGCACGTTAGGGATAAATTCCGGAAGAAAAATATCCGCGTATTCATGGATTCGGTCTTTTTACATCATATTGTGATCATAGATGAGAAGACCCAAAGATTCAAATCCCGTACCAAATTGGAAATCGCACGAATATTAAGAGACATTCTAAAAAGATTTCCTAATATCAAATTTCTCCGTCCCATCAAAAATGACGACAATTGGAAGGAACTCGTTCACGTATATGTGGAATGTGGCTTAGATGACATTATTTTGGATGAAAGAGAATGATAGATCTCACATTCAATCAATTATACGAAATCGCCAAAGAAAAGGCACAACAACGTAAACCACAATACATGGAGCGACTAGAATATGAACATGAGCAAATAACTAAGCAGGGGGCAGAAGAATATTGGGTAAGTCTCGTCTTAGATGATAGGCATTTCTCTACTAACAAAAATGGACTTGTTTTACCCTACCTATTAAAGCTCACATCGATTGACCCCATTGCTGAAAACATTATACATAATGTCGAACGCGACCCAGACATGCCCGATATCGATTTTGACTGCGTACCAGCAGCAAAAGAACAAATTGGACAATATGCCATTAACAGATTTGGTGAGGACAAAGTCTGCACAGTTGGCTCCTGGACAACATATAATCCAAAATCAGCACACCAAGATGTTGCTCGCGCCATGGGGCGTAGCCTCGAAGACATCATAAACATTACGACATTGTTGCCTGAAGATTTTGATAACGCTACCTCCCCGGAAGAGGCAGCAAAGGATTTCGATGAATACAGAAATTACTACAACCACAATAAAGATATCTGCGAAATGGCGTTCAAATTACGTGGCAAATGCAAGACACAGGGCAGGCACGCTGGGGGTGTTATTATCTCAAGTGTTCCGCTATGGGATTATTTGCCCATGGCTAAGTTGAAGGGTCACTGGACATCCGAATGGACCGAAGGATCTACCGTTGAATTATCTAAATTTGGGTTTGTTAAATATGATATTCTTGGACTTAAGACCCTGGGGTATATCTGGTTGGCATCGCGATATATCAAGGAAAATCATGGTGTAGAAATTGATTGGGATGATATAGGTTATGACGATCCGGCTGCTCTTAAGATGGCTAACGAATTAAAAACTGATTCAGTTTTCCAATTTGATACAGATTCCATGAAAAGCATTATTTCCAAAGGTGGTGTGAAGTCATTTAATGACCTATTGATCTACAACGCAATGGGAAGACCCGGTCCGATGCCCATGATTGACGAATATGTACGTAGGCGTGACGACCCACACCAGAAATGGAAAACTGAAGAACATCCACGCATTGTTGAATTGTTTCACGATACCTTTGGAATTTGTGTATATCAAGAAGAATTAGCCTCATTTTATACCGATATCTGTGGGTTTACTATCCCGCAAGCGCAAAAAGCCCGCAAAGCAATAGCCAAAAAATGGAAAGATCAATTGCCAGCAATCGAAAAACGCGCGCTGATTGGAGCGACAAAGACTCTTGGTGCAGAAGAAGCAAAAAAAAATCTAGATCGCGTGAGAACTTTTGGCAGATATGCCTTCAATCGCGCACATGCAGTAGCTTATTGCATCCAGGCCTATCGGTGTTTATACTTGAAAGCTCATTACCCGGTTGAGTGGTGGTGCGCGGTACTGAACGCTTGTGGTGCCGATCGTGTTCCCAAATTCATGTCAACTGCTCGCAAAGAGAATGCTAATTTTGGTGCCATTACCGTGTCTAATCTAAGTGGTGATTTTGCGGTGGTTAACGATTCAATTGTGCCAGGTCTCCAGGGCATTAAAGAAATCGGTCCCAGTATCATTGGGCGATTGCAACTAGGGCAACATAATTATGCCAATATCGACGATTTCATTGAGCAGAATATCAAACAGAAAACTCTACTAGAACGATTGATCAAATTGGGCGCATTTGATCGACTGCATCCTAATCGCCGGGCATTATGGTATTGGTATCAATATAAGTATTGCACAGACAAACATGCTACCCAAATTAGACGTCGCATACGCGAAAAATTTGCTTGGAATGAAGAAGAAATACAAAAGGAGCGCGATCGCCAAGCCACCAGATATAGAGAGCTTTACCCCAAACGAGTTAAGATTCCCAAGAAAATTACCACCTGGAAACCCAAGATCAAACCCAGTCGTGTATTACTGGGATTCGCCAATGGATGCATTCCAACACGAAAATCACACCATTGATGATGCAAAACATAGTCGCGAATTAGAGTGCGTAGTAGAAAAGATTGAATATCGAAAAGCTAAGAATGGTGCCCAATTTGTTTCCCTTCACGTTACTGATGGCGTCGACAATGCCAAGGTCCAGATTTGGCAAGACGTTCTTGCACGAAACAATCAGTATTTAACTGAGGGAGCAGGATTATATATGGTGGTTGACTGGAATGAACATTATCATTCATTTACGCTTTCGCGTCATAGTGATGTATTAAAACTCAAGCTACGCGACGAGAACGCTAATGATACTGCCAACTAAGGATGGGATAACCTGCGATCGTTGTGGACGAATCCTCAAAGATCAATTTGAATACTACTCTGATAAGCGAACCAGAGTGCAAGTGGATCGTTCGCGATCAAAAACTGGCGTCGTTGAAGTAGATGAGGACATTTTAGATTTTGATATCTGTACAACCTGCCATCAAAAGGATATTGATGATCTGAAAAGGATTATGGAGAATCAAAAATGAAAACCCCACATGATTTGATGGAAATTAATTGGTTGGGCGAAACCCTGCAGTGTCGACCCATAGAATGGGACCGAGAACCAAGCGAAATGGATGCTACGGCCGTACGTTATGAATGCACATGCCCGGGATGCGGTCATTGCGTGCAATTTGACACCAAAAGTAGAATTGTTGAATGTGAATGCGGAATCGTAACCACATTCGACACGCCATCCAAATCCAAGCAGGATCCTGAGCCTGGGCAAGAGCAAGATCCTGAGCCTGAGCAAGAGCAAGATCCTGAGCCTGAGCAAGATGCAAAAGCGACCGAAAAAACCAAACCTAAAATGAAGAAAACCAAGGTCAAAACCAAGACTAAGAAAAAAGCGAAAAAGGTCAAAACCAAGACTAAGAAAACCACACCAGCAATCGAGCCAGTGGCCGAATTGGAAGCTGAACCAAAGATGGACCAAAAGACAGAGATAGACAACAGTCCACTCCAAGGTGTGGTCATTGACCGCACCGCCAAGGCCGATATTGTTCCCAGCGAAGATAAGGATCATTTAGTTAAGAAACACGAAGAACATTCGGCCTCCCACTTACTCGATAAAGGCCAAGTCGTTGACGACGACCCATTTAGTATCAATAGTTTAATGAATAAATTGAAGAAATCATGAATTATATATTAGGCAGTGGCCTGATAGCATTCATCGCCAAGCATGCATTAAACTCCTACCAGATATTACCAATCGGCAAATCGCGATATTATCAATACGACGTGGCCACCTGCGATAATTATATTGTGTGTCACGACGACATTGGAGACATGGTAAAGGATATCGCGGGTGACACATTGCCAATCTTCTTTAAACGTGCATATTCAATGCGCGGACAGCTCATCTTTAACAAAAACGATGGTTATGCGGCAACTTGGCTACAGAAATTTTATGGTGACGAAGTACCAGCTTATGCTCCCCAGCTTATAAATATGGATTTCTTTGTGTATACTGCATCAGGTTTGGATCTATTCAAAAAATTAGAGCCAATCCATAAACATTCATTCACTGAATATGTTCAACGGACCGACAAGATCATATACATAGATATTGAAGAACAAAAGATTCATACCGAAGACAAGCAAGGTAAGCAAAGAATTCTAGAATATGATCATCTCGTCAACACTATCCCGCTGGATGCATTCTGCCGATTATGTAAACGAGAAAGCAAATTGAAAACAAAAGATCTACATACTTGTTTGGTGAGAACTAATGACTTAAACTTTGAAGGTGCAACTGAGCTATTAATCATTGATGATGCGATTGATTTTGTTAAATGTACTCAAATCTCGCGACATATTTATCAATTTTTTAGCACCGTAGATATTCCACAATTGGCAACATATTTACAACTAATAATTAAGAAGTTTGATATTGCAAGCGGAACATGTGTACACAATGCAATCCCCATTGGTCATCCGCCAGACCCGGCGTGGATAAACGAACATAATATCACTTGCATAGGTAGCAATGCTGAATGGAACGATCTAATAGATCTCAGTACCAGCATTCGAAAAATCGCGAAGCTACGCGCTTAGCAGCGGAGTTCCGCAATTTTGATTTTGACTCACGTAAATGTGAGCCCCCACCATATCAATTAAAAGACACTACCAATACCGACACAATTTATCATAAAAATTCAATGCTGCGCGGATTACAAATCTTTTGTCTATCATGCCACATGTGCCCATTGGGCCGCAAATTATTGTACGAACATGGCGAAGAAATTGATCCGCATGTTTTTAGCAACATGCGAATGGAAGCCCAATTTATGGTGGTAGGACAGAATCCGGGATTTAATGAATGCAAAAGTGGCATACCTTTCATAGGTAGCGCTGGTGATAATTTCGACAAGGAATTAGACAAACACGGATTCAATAGATGCCTTTTCTACATTACTAATATCTGCAAATGTCATACCCAAAACAATATTTTCGACGGTAGGCACAAGAGACATGCTGCCACCTGCGCACCGATATTGGCATTAGAGATACAGGTTATAAAGCCCAAGCTTATTATTACACTCGGAGCGCACGCATTCGACTTCTTCGCGCCAGACAAGAAAATGGCCGATTTTCTTGGCGATATAATCATTACGGATTATGGGCCAGTTTACGCACTCTATCATCCATCACCCCGCAACTTATCGAACAAACTACGAGCACACAAATGGGAGAAGGATGTTGCTTTGATGTGCAAATTACTCAGGAAGTTGCGCACGGAGTAGTTGATAGCAGACTTTGTTATTGCGCTTCATTTTCTTGAGAATATAAATGCCGCCATCTTGTCGTTTAACAAACTTGTTAAGTTTGAGCATGAAAGCTGATGGAGCCATATTACCGGCTTGTTCCAATAATTCTGTTTTATACATAATACCACCATGGGCTATGCAACGGTCTACCAAGACTTCAAATATCAGACCAAATTTGCTCTCTAGTTCGTTGTCGGCTTTGACTTTCAAATCAGTCTTATGTAATTGTACCTTACCTTCTGTTATCCGTCTGGCCATGGCCGCTTTTTGTGTATTTGAGATATGGTCAACACTGCGGATTTCCGAAGGAATATCAGTATTTACATTGATTTTTATTATTTCGGTCTGATCAGGCATGGGAGGCTCCAAATGAAATGTATTGTTTGTCATAGAGACACAAATTCAAATACACACATGACCATCGAACTCGATAACAAAACCTATGATGTACATTTATGCGAAGAGCACGCTGATAATACTACTATGGCGCAAATCAGATCTACGTTACAAGAGATCATTGGTAAAATACGCAATATGATCGAAATAGCACACGATATTGGTATCAATGTCGAGGAACTCATCCCAGCAACGGCATCGGCATCCAAACCTGCGCAAAAGACTGTATCAGAACCAGCAATGACAGAAGCAATAACAGAACCAGCAATAACAGAACCAGCAATAACAGAACCAGCAATGACAGAACCAGTAATGACAGAACCAGCAATGACACGGCCTAAACGCCCCGCCCGTACCGTAGGGGAGGACGACGCGCCACCCAGTCTCGCAGAGGTCAACGAGATAATGAAAGTAGAAGAAGTAAAAACTGGTAAGGGCACAGTTGCGATACAGAAGCATTCTGAAGGAGGGGCTGGCGTTACTGATATTGTTATCGTTCAGACTACAGACGCCATGATCCAAAATCGACTTAAAGAACTTAAAGAACAAGGTGAGCAAAATATTAAACAGGATAGTTATCAGGGTGCCTGCACAGCATGTAGTGGTAGTGGCATCCATCCAATAACCAAGGAAATCTGTCCCAAATGTGGTGGTAGCGGTATTCTTGCTAGGGGCCAATATGGAATGCTCTCACAATAATGCAAAACGACTGCGGGGCACATCAATGCATGTGTAGTGTCCATTTCCAATTTTGATGGCCTACTGATTGTAATTCGGCGATAGCACCGCAGTCTGGACACCACCCAGTGGTCTTACACAATCTTCCGAGAAACTGAGAAATCCATTTGGGGTGGAAAAAGACCCAAAAGTTTAACGTGACACGCCCATATATCGACGATGACGCGCCTTGTACGGACCAGGTCCAGCCACGGGTGACCACAATACGCCAGATGAAGCCGAAGGAAGTCCGCCCATCTTAATCTTCTTAGCCAATGTTGGTGAGATTAAATCAGTACCTGTGCCGATAATAAAACTATTGCTGTCCATCACAACAGGTGACATCCTGCGATACTTATGGGTCTTGGCGAGATTACCGAGATGGCCGGTATAAAGAAGATCGAGCTTCATGTCGTTTCGACGCCTGTGGCTTGTCTGAGGTCTTGAACATTCGCGCTACTAGTGGCTTCCTCGGCACTATCTGAGAATGTATCGATCCTACGACCACTGTGCTGCTCAGGCATCTTAAGTTCCTTGCGAATCTCGTCAACGTATTTAAGTGCAAGATCGATCTGATCGGGAGAAACATGCATTCCAGTCATTTGTTTGCGAAACGCAAGGGTAAATGCAGGATCGTCGATATTGCGATAACTATGTGTCTGAAAAAATGCCCCAGTTATGGCTTCATACTGGGAAATCTTAGGGTTGTTAGCCTTAATGCGAAACATGTTCTCGACAGCCTCTTGATGAAACTGGGCTTGATGAGCTCGTTCTTCGGGCTCGTCATGATATGCGAGACCTAATTTTGCGGAATCATCAAACATGTTGCGAATGGCTTCTACCAACAGATTTTCGTTATGATTCATTGCAAGTCCTCCTATTAAGATACTTTTGACTGATGTTTAAACAGCTCGACATGGTAGAATTAATTACCACCAAAAACATCGAATACATGTCTGGGCCTCCCAATGCCAACATTAGTCCCCACGGCCAATGGTCTGTTGTTGGCAATCTCGGCGAAGAACTATTATTGGCGAAGGACTTAACGATTATCAGAGTACTTCACACAGATGTACGCAAAATCGCGGATTATGATATCAACAAAGCAATCGAAAGGAAGAATGATGGCAAAGAAGAAAACAAAGACCAAGCCACCGATCGAGGACAAGATCCAGAACGTAGAAGATCTTAAGGGAATGTTCGTGAAACGTTGGGGTAACGGATCCTTAATGGAAATGGGTTCCTTCGCAGCCGCCGATATAGATGTGATACCAACAGGATCTCTATCATTAGATTTAGCAACTGGGGTCGGAGGGATACCACAAGGTCGGATCATCGAAGTATATGGCCCGGAAGGTGCCGGGAAGACCATGATGACCCTACATTGGGTCGCTAGCGTCCAACAGTCGGAGGGCGTGGCGGCATTCATCGATGCAGAACACGCACTTGACCCAAAATTTGCCACCGATATAGGTGTCGATCTAGATCATCTTTTGCTTAGTCAGCCGGATTATGGAGAACAAGCTCTTGAGATGGTCGAATTATTGGTTAGATCCGGTGTCGTAAGCATCGTAATCGTAGATTCTGTGGCTGCTCTAACACCGAAAACCGAAATAGAGGGTGAGATGGGTGAGGCGCATATTGGTGCACAAGCACGCATGATGAGCCAAGCATTACGTAAATTAACGGCCATAGCAAAAAAACACAATGTCACAGTAGTGTTCATCAATCAACTACGCATGAAAATTGGTGTAATGTTCGGCTCGCCCGAGACGACTCCCGGAGGAAAGGCACTTAAATTCTACGCCGGGATGCGTCTCGATATCAGAAGAACAAGCCCCATCAAAGATGGAGATATGCCAATTGGTCACCAAGCCATGATTAAGATAGTTAAGAACAAGGTTGCTGCGCCCTTTAAAAAATGCTTTGTTACCATCATATATGGTGAAGGCATCAGCCGCACTAGGGAGATGCTCGAATTAGGCCTCAAATATAAATTGTTAAAGCAAACTGGTAGCTGGTATTCCTACGGAGAGACGCGCATAGGTAACGGCACGATAGCGGCCACAGATTTCTTAAAGGATCGACCAGATGTGGCAGACGAAATCGAAAGCAAACTAAAATCACTAATGTTTGATAGAGAAGAACCAGAAAAGGAAACTGATGGGTGATCCACTATATAAGCTCAACGATGCAATATATCTTGAAGAGTCTGCTACATTGGGATTTCTTGAATCTTATCGCGTGGATGGTATTGAATATGATACGGAATCAGGCCAATGGTTATATCTAGCCGTAATACGAATGAATGGGCCCGAGACCGATACAGTTATCGATTCATATAATCTGAGAAAAATCCAACGACTTCGATTCGGAGAAAACAAAATCACCGATATCTGTGGCGCGCTCGATTTAGCCATAGCCAAACTACAAGCAAATTTAACCCAGTTGACTTTGAAACTCGATTTAGTGGGTGAATCTGAAATTAAATCTGAGTCACCCAAGTTTTCAATTGATGATGTAGTGTATTTGAGAGAATCAGCCATATTAAGCTTTATCGAACAATTCACGATTAGTAATATACGGTTGGACAACAGCACATTAAATTGGCATTACCAGGTTACCAGGATCGACGCCAATCAACGACTTTTGCGTGATACCTGGTTCGAAGAGGATGAATTACTAGTACTGAGTCAGGCACTGGATCTGGCGATCCTAAGATTAACACATCGATTACAAGAGCTCACAGCCATGAAGGAGTCGATGTGTTCATAACCCGGAGAAAACCATGGCTGACGATGTATTCTCACCACTGCAAGAACGCGCATTAATTGCGCTAGCATTTGACAATCCCGATTTCTTTTCTCACATAATTACTCGCTTGCGGCCAGATTACTTTGCCGATGACGCTTGCATTTTTATGTTCCACGTAATCGAAAAATTTTACGAACGCCAGGCGTCCCTACCAACGCGGACGATGGCCAGGGACATTGCTGCGCAATATATCTCAATTGACGATCCGCTTGCCGAAGAAATAATGGGGGTGTGTGCCCACGAGATACACCCTCGCGATATGGAAGCCATACGTAGCGAAATAATTAAATGGATTCGCAACAAAGCATATGGTTCGCTATACAGCGATGAAGGCATCGAGGCCTTTCAGCAACAGAATTATGAAAAGTTACATAATATCGTTGAAGCTGCCTCGGGAATACAAGATGTTGGTACTGGTGGGTTTTGGCTCTTTGAAGATCCCAATCGGATATTCATACAAAATGAGCAAACAAAATTTACAACTGGGTTTCCACAATTAGATTTAATGATAAATCGTGGCGGACCATTCAAGGGTGAAGTGTTCGTATGGATGGCTCCTACTGGTCACGGAAAGTCAATTGCCATAGTCAATACTTGTGCGCGCTCCTTTCACATGGGCTTTAATGTTCTACACATAACCATGGAAATGAGTGAAGATCGTACGGCCCAACGATATGTATCAACATTCTCCGGGCATGCCCCGTACGAGTATAAGGAACACAAGGGAACAGTTAAGGAATGCTTGCGAAAGCTAAACGCCTCTAGTGATGCTAACTTAGGTATCTATGAATTTGCACCAGATGACATTAGCATCGACACCATCATAGCATTAATCGATCATCTGCAAAAGACTAAGAAATTCAGTCCGGATGTCATCGCGATAGATTATATGGAGTTATTGTTATCCAGAAACACGTATTTAAATAGAGACGATTACGTGCGACAGAAGCATGTGGCAACCGAACTTTGTCAACTTGCCAAGAAAACGGGATGTTTTATTGTTTCGGCCACACAAACTAACAGGGGCGACCCCAAAAATGCCGATGGTGATAGTATTCTTGGTTTGAATAGGATGGCTGAATCTTATGGTAAAGCCATGCCGGTTGATTATGTTGTTAGTATTAATCAAGCGCGTTCGGAATATAAAGAGGAGGAGCTCTCACACCTAAAATTTTATATTGCCAAAAATCGTAATGGACCCAAATTCAAAACTGTGGAGCTTACGATTGACTATCGTACCATGACAATGAAGGAAATTGAAAGCAAAGGAGGTAATAATGGCCAAGCAGAAAACCAAAAGCAAAAGCAAAAGCAAAAGAAGCAAAAAGAGCTCAAAGAAATCTGAGCCTCAGGGAGATGTCATAGCAATGTCCACTTTGCCGCGTTCGTGGGATTGGGCATGCATAATAATGCGGAGTGACCAGCCCCCGGCCGAGCGCAAAAAGGAACTCGATCGCATATCGCAAATTATACAAAACGCAATCTTCCGTGTGCAGATCAGCAGCGATACCAAAGGATCGGCCATTAGGATCAGTATATACAATCTCGACGATATCATCACTGGCAGGCTTCTGTGGACACATGTACATGATCTGATCAGTTCGACTGGACGTTGTTACGTTGAGATCTACAACTACGTCGAAGGCAATCACGATGAGATCCTGGACACAGAATGTTATCTCATAAACAAAGCGCGACTTGAATTTGTCCGCGATTATGTCCCGCATAAGGATGCAGAATCGCGCCAAACCTTCACTCTTGAGGGATTCATCGAACAGGAATTAGATTAAGTGCCTAGGTACAATTACAGATGCAATAAATGTGATAACGTGCAAGAAGAATCACATCGGATGTCAGAGGCACCTGTCATCAAATGTGTGAGATGCGGCAGCCGGTGTGCTAAAACTTTAGAAGGCGTACAAGTAACTGGGTATATTCGTGGATATGGGTTGGCTAGGGATCGCGTCGGAGCAAAACGCGATATGGATTTACATCATTTAATCAATAAGGATCCATATAGTATGCATCGGGAGCCAGGTGAAACAGATCAATTGGCTGACCAATTACGCAGGGGTGGTAAGCATCAAAAGAATACCAAAACATTCATCGGCAAAGGCAAGAAATAACCACCGAATCATGTCATGAAAATTATACATACCATATTTGATTACAAACAATCTGTGCCCAAACCATTGTACTCAGTTTATTATGACGCAGATAGCAAAAACCTTAAGTTCTATAAATTATATATGCGAGGTCTCGGCACCAAACTTAAAACTGTGCTTGATAATCTGCGACAGATCGCACGCATCATTAAGTCAAATCCGGTTTTCATCAATGACCTTACCTCTCATCTTAGGTTCATTGACATTCAGCCGAATCAACGCCTAAGACTTTATGAACCATTCCGACAGCGCGAGATACCACATGATTCTGAATCACAGGCACAAAAGGAATTGTGCAAGATTGTCGACGGAGCCAATTATGAGCCGCAAAAGTGGATGCGCACCAAAGCCATGGCTGCAGTCATATATGCACGCATGGAGAAACGTGGAGTACGATATGGACACAAAATAGTCCACCCCATTTATGACATGCATACCTTTAGTGGACGTTCCCGATCCACTGGGTTTAATATCCAAGGTACTAATGAGCGCGATCCGGTAGAGAATCTAGACACCAAACGTAATTACTTCATATATTTTGATTGGCTGGCTGCTGACATTCGCATGGCCGGATTGCTATCGGGTGACGAAGATATCAATCAAAGCTTCGAGTCGACCGATCCATACTCGATGCTCACGGAACAATTAAACGACGATGCGTTTGAAATAACACGCGATCAGTGCAAATTAGAACTATTAAGCAGCCTATATGCTCTAAATATTGACAATCCTATTCTAAATTTATTCCCAAGATTGCGCCAATGGATTGTTGGGCATATCTTGGACTACAAAGACAATAAGCCTTACCACACCATTTTGGGGATGCCCATCCCAAGGAATAAAATAAAGACATCTTTTAATGCAATTATTCAGGGCTCCATTGCCGAAGCAATGCAATGGTCGTTAGTGCAATTGGGTAAACTTAGGCCCGATCTCATTGTTACTGAGGTACATGATTCATTAATACTAGCTAGTAGTCACAGGGATCTTAAGGCGACTATCGAGATAGGGCAAGCTATCATGTCTGATCCCTTTAGAAGTATTTTAGATCCTAGTCCAAGATTTCCCGTGCATATCAGTATAGGCAAGCGTTGGAAACGTTGGAAATATTTAAAAACGTATCGAGGAAGCTTGGGATAGATCATGTCAATCCAGAACATACCAGATGAGATCAAAAAAGCATTGTTCTACATAGAAGTAGAAATTGGTGATAAAAAACTTCAATGTCGGGTGGACGAAGATTTAGTAATAGAATATGATCAAATAGAATTTGAGCTTGAACACGTAGCACAGATTTATCATGCCTGGTCACAGTTATATAGTGAAGTCAAAGAGCAAGTTAACATAGCCGACAAACAAATTCGCAGAAGACGCGGAATATTAACAACAGAAATCATAGCTGACATGGGTAAGAGTCTTAGTCGCGGAACCCTAGCAGATCTCGTAGAATGTGATGACAAACTGGTGGTACTAGAAGCCAAGCACATACGCTTACAGAAACTTGCTGGCAAACTGTATTTCACCATGGAAGCCATGAAACTAAAAAGCGACCACATGCGTTCATTGTGTGGATTCAAGAAGCTGGAAATGCAAAACTCGTGAAAGGAGAACAAAGTCAGTAAATGAAAACGTGCAAGAAAGTAGGCGTACAAATGTGTAGGAAAACGGAAAGGAATCAGAAATGGTAATGCCGCAATCGGAATTAGAAAAAGTACGTGAGATGATGCGTAAGAAACAGGGTGGTGGGAGAGACCCACACGAATGGAAACCACCAAAAGCAGAGCCGGGTACCGACCTGAAGTTCAAATTTTACATCTTGCCCCCGACAGATTCCATGAAGGGGCTATGGTATCATCAACACGGTGCACATTATATCAATAATCGACGCATTGAGTGCCCACGTCTCCATGACGATCTGCAATGTCCCCTGTGCAATTTTGCGTTTGAGATGATGCGTGACATTACCGATAAGGATAAGAAATCACAGATTTCGCGGTCGTTATTATCGTCCTCTCGCTACGCTGTGAATATTTATTTCCCGGCATATGAGTCAACGCCCGTCGAGTTACGCGGCAAAGTATTCTGGTACTCGTTGCCTTTAACCATTTATCAGATTTGCGAAGACGTGCTTTATTGCGATGGTCCCGGCGAGGACCCACAGGATCCCCAACCCTTCGGTCTTTTCTACGATCCCGAAGCTGCACATGCATTATCTCTTCAGATCGTAAGTAAAGGTGGCTACAATAACTACGAAAAATCACGTTTTCTTCCTACCAAGACCAAGATTTCAACCAAGGAAGGCATGATCGACAAAATCTTGGAAATGCGCCACGACATTCCCACAAAATTCGCCGATAGGGATGTCGCTGAGTTGGAGCAAATAGCTGTTGATCTTGGTGCCAAGAACCAATTGACCAATGGGAAATCATCAGCCGAAACCGAAAATAAACCCAAGCCCCCCAAGACTGAGTCCAAGAAAGCCGAAACTGAAGTCGAAGTCGAGGTCGAGGTCGGAGCCGAAACCGGAGCCGAAACCGAGGTCGAGGTCGAGGTCGGAGCCGAAACTGAAGTTGAAGTCGAGGTCGGAGCCGAAACTGAAGTTGAAGTCGAAGCCGAAGCCGGAGCCGGAGCCGAAACTGAAGTTGAAGTCGAAGCCGAGGCTGAAACCAAAACCGAAGCCGATGACATTTCGGACGACTCAGAACTGAATGCATTGATAGCGAAATTGAAAAAGGATTAATACATTGTAGCCCCAGTGATTATCACTGGGGCTACAATGTATTCAGAACCCATGCACCTGCTCATAGATGGTCGCAACATTTTGTACAGAGCCCTATTTGCTACACATGGTGATATGGAATTTGCCAGCCGAAAAACAGACAAATTCGCAGCCATAAGCAGGTTCATTCACTTTTATTATGATCAGATTAGGCCGCAGCATATTCACGTATTTTGGGACGTTCCCAAACGCCAAGTGTGGCGGCGTGCAATATATCCTTTATATAAGGAGAATCGCAATACCGCCGATCGCGCTGATTTTGACATTGGGGCAGAACTAGCGCACTACGAGAAAATCTGCCAAGAATTGTGGACCGCCATGGGTATGCGCCAATATCGGGTGCCAGCAATGGAGGCGGATGACTTAATTTATGCTTTTTGTCATTATAAGCACAAAGAAGAGATTGTCATTGTGTCAACTGATAGCGACCTGACGCAGATACCATACAGATTTGATAACGTAAGGGTATTCAGTCCACAAACCAAGAAATATATAACATGCCCAGAATTTGATCCTGTAGCGATCAAATGCCTATCTGGCGATAAAGCAGATAATATCACTGGTTATCGAGGTATTGCCGACATCAAATCACGCAAACTCTTAGCATCTGAAAAAATTCTCTTGGAATTCTTAGCTACGCAAGGCGATTATACCTACAGAAGAAATCGCATACTTATTGATCTGTCATTGTGCCCAGCACTTGTGGACAATATCTTATATGTAATGCAACAAATGGCATCTGAGCCTACATTTGATACCCTCATTGTTAAAGACCTACTGCACAAATATAAATTAAGGGGCATGGTAACAGAATACCCCAAAACGATTCTACCGTTCAGCTTCAGACAGGAGAACAATAATGGCCGTGCACACTGTTTATGTAACTCCGACCCCAACACTTAGTGGGTCACCGATTGCTAAAGAGTCGGCAACCATCAGCCAGATGATGAATGCCGACACTGAAATGAGAGTCGTACCAGATATTGACGTTCCGAATTCTGCCGCTCGGCCCACAATAAAAGCGTATATAGAGGCAGAAAACGGAGACGGTTTCCTAGTTAAAAGCGTTACGAACACAACAATCATAACGGAATCATGATGCCCAAGATCAATATCGAAAGAGATCCACGTCTGTTCGCCGAAGCTATCACATCCAAGTCCTCCCCCCACAAATTAGCTCTAGGACTTGATCTCGGCACCACAACTGGCTATGCATATACTTATTTTGAACCAAATGTACCTACCAAAAAATCTGGGGTAGCCATGGGCCAATGGAATCTTTCTGCTGGCCCATATGATAGTGGAGCAATCAGATTTGTTAGACTCAGGCAATTCCTATCAATTCTAATGCCTGATCTGGTGTTGTTTGAAGACGTGCGGTATACGCCACAACGTGGCAATAAATTTACTGTTGGAGCAATAATTGCACGCGCGGCTAACGCCGGAGAGTTATTTGGTGCTTTCAAGGCCACACTATGCACTTGGTGCGAAGAAAATAATGTCCCGTGTCAGGGAATCGGAATCGGCCAAATCAAGAAGTTCGCCACTAATAAAGGCAATGCTAATAAAGTCGAAATGATAGAAGCTTGTAACGCCAAATTTCAAACCGAATTTGACGTTGACGATTACGAATCAACAGGCGTAGATAATATCGCAGACGCGGCCTTCGTAATGGCCATGGGATTAGACGCATACATAGGGGGATTATGATGGCTTGCAGAAGTTGCGGTAAGAAACGTATACAAATTCAACAAAAACCCCATCCTGGCATCAAGAACGTCGGAACGAGACAATGTCCAAAATGCCACTGGCCCATGAGAAAGCTTTATAGATATGATTCTGCAACACGCAGGATGCAGGCATCCTATCAATGCACCAACCCCGCATGCAAATGACCACATACTCAGGTATTTTAAGATTAAGCATATTTTAAGTATATGGGAGGAATATTATGGTCAAACCTGTCGAACCACCAGTAATAACATCCAAAGAACAGCTAAGAGCACTTTTAATTGATTTTACACCAACAAACCAGGGGCAAGACGATAGCTTCAGAGTAGAAGTGGACGATGAAAACAAGCCCCAATTTATCGTAAGTCCAGGAACTGGATCTCAAAACGCCAAGACACTTATTGAAGGCTTCCAGATGGTGCGGAACAGAAAGGAATATAACGAGCAATTAGGTAGCGGCCTGAACATCGATGACATGACTTTTTGGGTAGATAATATGATTCGAGATAAGCTTGGCGGCACACGTAAGGGAGACAAAATCATCTGGGAAATAGATGGCGAGATAGTGACATATGATCCGTTCACTGGGGAATTAACATAGGAATGCCATGGACGTTGAGATTCCACTCGCCCAGTACAGATCTGTGGCCAAATACACACCACGTGTTGGTGATTTTGTTGTCTGGCATGGATGGATAACACATTATTTTGGTGTAATAAGTGGTGCTAGTGATAGCATAGTAGAAATTGTTTACGCGGGTATGCCAAATTTATTGTTTACCATGCGGCCACAAGAAATGTCTCAAAAAAGAAAAACTGTGGACTTGTATGATATTCGGAACTCCAAAGGCGCTTATGCGATTCAACAAAAGGACATTTGGTATATATGAGGAGCATGTCACGAACACACTCAATTGTTTAGCATTCCCAGAATTCCTACCACGTCGCCCCGAACTCGACGGGAGATTGTGTTATTTTCTGAAGCCATATCCCCGCAACGGGTTTTCCATATGTTATAGCCATACAGGTGAGCACTTGGTAGTAAAGATATTGGATCTTGAGGCTCACGATATAGCGCCAGAAGATATGCCAGGTGCAGACAAGAAATTCTTTGATCAGAACATACAACAAATATTATCGTATTGTCATTTTCTTAAAATTCCCTCCTGCCAGTTATTTTTTACGCATGATTCCGGAATTTATCGATTAACTGATGTTTATTATAATAACAAATTTGTCGGTCCGGGCATGATCAATGACATATTCGGCAAACAATTTACAGTTCCCGAATTAATTGAAATCAAACTTTGTGACCAAGATACAACGTTTCAAAATGCCATCATCAAACCGTCCATATTCCGCACGATTCAATATCAAGAGAAAACAATCCCGCTATACGTCAAGGTATAATGATGCTGATCGTTCTTGGTGGCTTACCCAAAAGCGGGAAAACATCCATTGTGACACATCTGAAGCACGATGTCGTACACATCAATGCGGAATTGCTATTGCCACAAAACATAGACCGCCAAATAGAAAGCATCCAAAAAAAATTAAAAATTACGGCATGGGAACAATGTCTCACACAATTGTCGGAGGCTCTAGAACGCGGCGGTGTCATAATATATGATACATGCGCTGCCAATTTAAATCCCATAAGGCCGCTCATACTTAAAGCCGGAATCAAAGGACACCAAACGCTTTATGTTTACGTAGATCGAGATCCCATGCGTTGCTCCACCCATATAAATAAACACGTAATCGAGTCATACAAAGCTAAATTTATAATAACGCTTCCAGAGGCCCAGAAAGCTTTTAATTATTTGCGAATCGTAAAAAATAACACAGATATCAACACAGCAGCGCACATGTTAGATGGGATTATCAATGAAACATTACACATTTGTTAATCACAATAAGCACGTAGTTCAACTTGTTGGGCCTGACAAGAAAATAATAAAAATTGGTGGTGGGGAACGAATCACCCTCTCGGAATTCTACATCAAATATTGTCCCAAGTATTTGCGTGTTGCAGACTTAACGAACAAATCCGGGAAATTATCTGTTAAGCCACCAATCAAAAGCGGTACTCGCAACAAAGGGTGTCATCCGGCCAAACTGTCTACGACCAAAAGATCTAAAGTAAAACCCAGATCGTCCAGATC